TGCTAGCATATCTTCAATATCAACTTTACTTGCCCTTCCATTCAATATTGTCTCAGGTGACATATTGTATTGCATAATAATAGAAGGATATAGAGAGTTTAAATCAAAACTAACCATGTGATTATGTATTCCAACTTGAGGTTCTTTTACAAAACCACCAGGATAGAACGTTTTAGTTTTATCCTCAGCAAATGGTATTATAATCTTATGTTCATATAGTTTCCTAAAGATAATCGTATCCCAGATTGCTGTGGTGCCAAACGTGTCATTGTAGTTCACTCCACCTTTGTATGCCATAGTTAAACAAAGAGTAATTAAACCAAGTTTATCTTCGATCCTGTCGACCAACTCAACGTCCTTTATATTATAGTCAATAAATTTTTGGAAGTTATGTTGATATAAGGTATGCAAAGAGCCATACTCTTCGTAGGATAGTTTCTTCTCTCCAAGTACTACATGAGCAATGTGGTCCAACTTATAAGATTCCTGAGGACCATAAGAATATCCAAACTTTTTAAATAAGTCAAGGTAATCCAAATTAGAAATACCTTTAAGTTCGTAGGCAGTTTGAGTTCTACCCATCGTAGTTATTTCTCTACGTTCAATCATACTCCAAGGTGATAGCCTTTTTACGTATGGCTCACCAAGAAGTTTATGTATTCTGTTTACGAGGTAAGGTATATCAAAGAACCTAGTATTCCAACCGGTCACCACATCTGGTGAGTGAGAACCTGAGGACCAATGTGTTATGAAGTTGACCAAGAGGTCAGCCTCGGATTCGTAGCTTTTATAAACTACCCGGTTGGTTTTCATTAATGATTTGCTTACGTCATAGGTGCCGAGACCCCACACATAATATGTATTGTCGATATTATTTTTAATCGTAATCGCAGTGATTTGATTATCAGCTTTGTCTGGCTCGGGGAAGCCATCATCCGACGCAACCTCGATATCAATCGTAGTGACATTTACTTTGTTACGATCGAATTCGATTTGACCTGGAAAATGGTCATTGATGAAAGCCGAAATATATCGAGTGTTTCCAAAGATATGGAGCCCGGCGGTGTTTTTGTTCGTTTGAACCCATTCGTTTGCAGATCGCATAGAGTCAAAATTCATTTTACCAACTGGAGTACCATCCAAGGCTTTCCAATTTGTAGGACGATTCGTACTCACGAATAGTGAGGGTTCGTATTTAATTTTTTCTGAGATTCGTTTATTGTGGTCATACCCACGGAGGAGTATCATATTACCATAACGACTTACATTAGTATAAAACTTCATAACATGTATATTATATCACAGTTCACGGCAAAAGTACACTGTTTTTTTTAAAAAAAGTGTGGGGGAAGTTTCCCTCCCCCGCATGATTTATTGATTCCCTTAAATGCTATAGGCACTTAACCACATTAAGAATGGTGCTAAGCCTACAATGAATGCTACTATTAAAGTTGCTTCCAATGTTTGTTTAAGGGTCTCTCCAACGTCATCATACTTATCCATTAGATGGGTAACGTATTTCATGATTGTTCTCCGACAGATTTGTTTATTACATTATCTGCCAGGTTTTCGCTGATACTAGCCTTTCAAATATTGCTTTTTCTTTGATGCCCCAGCAGACCCTATTTCGATCTTTCTAGGACGCTTCTCTTCTGGAAGTTCTACTCTAGCATACACTACTAATATTCCATCCGTCAAATCAGCACCGTCGATTACAACAAATTCTGAGAGTCGAAAAGATTTCTCGAATTTGCGGGACGATATACCTTTAAATGCAAAGTCTCGCTCATCTTTACCCATCTCACCAGAGACCTTTAGGATGCCATCTTTGACTTCTACATTGATGTCACCTTCTTTGAATCCAGCTACAGCTAACTCGATTAAGAATTTCTCTTCATCGATTTTAACTATATTGTGTGGTGGATAGTTATCTGTTCCAGACCTGGCACTTTGATGAATCCTTTCTAAGTCTTCGAATAAAGTATCAAATCCGACGAATAGTGAACGAGGCACGTTCAAGTTATTTCTTACCATTTTATTTCCTCCTATAATAGCAAGGTTGTGGGAACCGGTCCAATACCGCATTCCTCGATTATATTTATACTAGTTTAACTACCAGTTTAAATAAATTTATTTAATAGTTTCCATGTTTAACATTTTAACTACTTTGTTTAATCTGCCTGCTTTCATAAGTTTATGAAAATCTTTACAGGCTCTTTTAATTTTTTTCTCCATTATTGCTGTTTCCTATATTGTATTTAGGGCACAGCTCCCATTGAGTTTTTTCCTTAAAAGGAATCACCTTGATTTGTCTCAATGGCGCTAAATCCTTTGCCACCTCTGGGTTAACTATATTAATAAGTCCCCAATCGGCTAATAGAGTTGCAATTGTATTTCTACGTTGTACATCATTTTCTATAAGGTTTGATGGCTTACCATCTAATAAAAATAGTTCCTTAAAATGTACAATAAAATATCTACCTTGCTTATGCAAGATGTGACATGATTGGAATAATTTATTGTCTTTCCTTGAGGCTACTCCAATTCGTGTTAAAGTTTCTCTGATTTTGAGAAAGTCATCGGGCTCATTCAACGTTACTTCTAACATATCAGCCGGAACCCAATTCTTGATTTCGTTATTTTGTTCTTCCACCTTTCAATCCTTTTCTTTTCAACTCTTCTATTTGTGCATTATTAAATAATTCTAAAACGGATTTAGCTTTATCGTTGCTATACCCATAATGTTGTTTAATGAGTTCTAGGTTATCGATGTCCTGTGGCTTTATCCACTTAGACCATCTTTTCTTTTTCTTAATTATATTTATAAAAAAATCGAATTGAAGGCGATGGTCTAGGTGATGATAACGGTTCATTTCGTTAGCATATAGCACAGTATCGTTAAAAAACGAAAAGTTCCTATTGATTATAAAAGGAGTGTACCCTTTTTCAGCTACATCATCAACCATGATATCTTTCTTAGTATCATTGATTGATTTAATATATTCAAAGGGATTCATTTTTATAACTACTCAATTGTGATTGCTGTTTTTGAACTATTTCGTTCAACTCAGTAATGCGTACTTGCGCATCGTGTAATTGCTTTTGTAATTCCATCACGTTGTTCTTAAGAACTTCTATTTCAATATCTTTATTCATCATTTGAATTCTACTCCTGCCATAATTTCAGTTAGACACGCAACCATATTGAGTTCATGGTCAGCCACAAAGCTGTCCTTGTACTGATAATCAGCAAGTATCAATATAAGTTGAGGTATCGACTGAGGATTAACATATTCAGTTGAACTATCGTATATCTTACGAAACATCGCAGCAGGTTCGATATCGATATTATCTGCCACCCATTGTCTCATCTTACGAAAGTCTTTTAACTTAAGATGACTCATAAGGTTTCCAACTGAAACATCATTTACGTTGACAAGTATACCAGAGTCAATACTACCTGATACACCATATCGTTGTAATTCATTTATTGTTCTACGAAAATCTGGAAAGTATTTCATAATCAGTTCAGCGAGAACTGGTTGCTCATAACTTACGCCTTCAGTTGTAAGTATATGCTCAAGCCTTTCCATCATACCCGCAGCAATAGTTTGTTTTTGTCCTTTAGGAATACCAAACTCAATTACACTACACCTTGAATGTAATGGTTCAATTATCCTATTCTTAAAATTGCATGTAAGTATAAACCTACAGTTTGCTGAGAACTCTTCAATAAATCCACGTAAAGCGGGTTGGGTGGATTGGGGATTTAGATAGTCTGCTTCATCTAAAATAACCACCTTGTATCCACCCTCTAAACTGACCGAGCTTGCAAATTGCTTAATCTTATTCCTGAGGGTATCAATTCCTGACTCTTCCGAGCCATTGATTATAATATAATCTAAATTTAACTCTTTACACAGTGCTTTTGCTACTGTCGTTTTTCCGGTTCCTGCGGTGCCCGTTAAGAGCATGTTTTGCAGTTCCTTTTGTTTTAATATTTGACCAAAATCTTTTTTAAGCTGTGAGGGCAGTATACAATCTGACAGCGTGGACGGCCTATATTTTTCAACCCATAAGTGTTCTTGCATTATAGTACCTCCCAAGCTTCAACTGTATCTAATCTAAAAGACCTCCAAGCATCTTTATCTAATGACCATACTGGAAATGCTTCCATGGTATCAGGCGAATAATTTATCTTTGTTGTTATTTCGTTTTCTTTTAAAATAGTTTCGTTTAGAGTACAAGGCATTATTCTTAGTTCCTTTGTATCTATTTTTCTGAATGAAACTTTTACTACTCCATTTTTTAAAGCCTTGAGTAAGTCGGCTCTCTCACTTGTTTCCATAATATACTCCTTAAAAAATTGAGGGGAGTTTCACCCCTCATCATTATTCAGCTGCTTCTTCAACAGGTGCTTCATCAACTGTAGGGACTGCTCCCTTTGGCGCTTCACCTTCTTTAGGTGCGACTGAGTTAACGAATGCTACCACTCTATTTCTCAATCCGCCAACGGCTTCAAGCTCTGGGCCTTCAAAACCGCCACGCTTAGAACAGATATCAATTATCTGTACTACAGTTGCTAAATCCTGAATTGAAAGTTGAGGCTGTTCACCACCTTCTACCGGTGCATCAACTGCTTCTTCAGCTACTTTCACTTCTTCTGACATAACGTCCTCCTATAGGTTTTAGACTATTATATTTATACATGAAATTCTGAGTTTTTCTCTAATGCAATGAAATATTCAATAGGATAATTACTATTAGTCCAGTTAGAAATTAGCTTAGATGATATACTTACAAAGTAATCACCAGGCAATAGTTTCAAGTTAGGAATACTTATTACAAAATTAAACTCATTCTTACATGAATTGTCTCTATCTACTTCAACACTAAACGAGTTAGAAGTAGCATCTCTACTATCGGAAACTGAAGCAGTGATAACTCCATTTTCTCCAGATAGTTCTAGTTCAGTATGACCGAGAACAGCTGCGGCTTTTCTTACTTGATTCATTACATCCTCAGTAAGATTAATACCAACTTCAGCTTCTGGCATACTGATATCTTTTTGCGGCGTTGTGAGAATATCCCTTTCAGCATAGAAGTATTTTATCTTTTGCTGATTAGTTGGAACATTACCACCGACTGTATTGCTAATTAAAACAGACTTTTCTTCAAAATTAAGTTGAGGATTTTCAATAAGACCATATACTGACAAGAACTCGTTTAAATCATATATTCCAAACTCTTGTGGAAAGTCTTCAACAATTTCAGCTTTCGCCATAATTGTTTTAGCTTCCGATATAGTACTTAACCTTTGACCCGGTTTGAATACCAAGTTAGGATTAATTGTAGCAAAGTTTTTCAACACATTAAGTGTATCATCAGATAGTATCATATTTTTCTCCATAATTATACTATTATATCACAGTTCCACGCAAATGTACATTCTTTTTTTCGGTATAGTTAAATCCATTCCATACGTAATATGAATGTAATCTATAATGTGGACTATCATTTTCATGGTCATTAATAAAAATAACCGCTGCATCAGGTGTAGGCTTTTCCCATTTGGTTAAAGTCCTATGCCTTTCATTCAAACGTTGTACGACCGATGGAACGTATTGTGGTATCTTAGTCACTTTGACTTCTATCCAATTTCCATCAGGATCGATTACATCATTAAATGTTTCTTCATTATCTTGCCAACCTTCATGTTGTAAAAGGAACCATTCAGCAAAATGACCAACTCTTACGTCGTTCTCTACTTCTTCTAATTCCCTTCCATATCTGGTAGATTCTTTTCCATGAATTAGTTTTGCTTCAGCTTTGACTCTCTCTTCGAAAGCCTCTGTTCTGTAGTCCTCTCTATTAAATTCTATCATGTTCGTTTAATGCTATTATTGCATAGTGTAAAACTTTCATCAGATCTTTACGTGAATCATCATGAGTTCCTTTTTTACCATACCTTTGTGCATATTTAAGAATATTACCAATGGCAAAACCAATACCATGTCCACAGTCCGATATGAATTCAGTTGATTGAAACTGATTTTTCGAATAGTGTCCATCGTATGTTTTATCGATATAAGCCTGGAGCTCTTTGATGAGAGCTCCTTCATTAAATTTATAGTTTATTTTATTATTTTTATTGAACATTTTTATCCTAATTTACTATTTGCTATAGGTTTTATTCCAACAGCTTCTTCATATCTAGTAATATGTTTTCTTTCTAATTTATTAGTATCTTCATATGAGATATCTTTTCCACTTTTAAAATCAACCATTTTACCTTCAGCTAATCTAACATACAATCTTGGATTTTTGCCATCATATAGTTCATTTAATACTTTCATATGATTCTTATCCGGATGTTTATGTCTATATCTATTTAATCTACCAAGGGAGTCGTTGCTACTTTCTCCAAATTTTAAAATTTCTTTTTCGTTACTAAAGAAATAGTTTAATGGTTGATTACAATCTAGTTTATCCATTACCCAATCATAGTCTAACTTTTTGGTATTATTTCTTGTCTTACCTTTTTTTATATGTGCTGCTAAAATATATGGACCTTCATCCATATATTCCGATGAGGTCCAATACTCTGGATTAGATGGTATCATTAAAATCTTCCTCTGTATCGACTTCTTCTACTTCCGGAGCACCGTGGATTGATGGGTCATCGGCTACGACTTTGGAATATAAATCCAAGAATGCAGCTTTTGTATCTTCATCAAACCTTGAGATACATAGGTCAATTGCTTTATCAACCTTTCCGAAGATTGCATATGTTTGTACGATATGGCAAAGTCTTCTTGTTGAAATAACTTCATCTACACCATCATCGTAAAAAGTTTTTCTTATGATATCAGCCCATACTACTAAGTTTTGAGCTAACTCATCGGCAGTAAAATCACCACTAGCATTTGATGGAATGTATTTATCCATGTGCTTTAGTATGATTTTCTTTTCCACGTTAATTGATGGAAACTGTTGGTCAACTGAAACAGTAAACCTTTCCAAGAAAGCTTCATCAATAATTGAAGCTGCTGTAAATCTTCCATCGTCTGAACCTTTACCTTTTGTATTGGCTGTGGCTATAACATTAAATCCATTAGCAGGCTTAACAACTTCTCCAGTCTTTTTAACCAGAACAGGTTTGCCTTCGAGGATTCCTTGTAGACACATAATTTTATTTGTAGCTCTATCAATCTCGTCCAGTAGAAGGATAGCACCATTTTCCATCGCTTTAAGAACTGGGCCTTTGGCAAATACGGTTTCTCCATTAACAAGTCTAAATCCACCCAATAAGTCATCCTCATCAGTTTCAGGATTGATTTGAACTCTTATGAATTCTCTACCAAGCTTAGCACAAGCTTGTTCAACCATGAAGGTTTTTCCATTACCGGAAAGACCACTGATGTAAGTTGGATAGAACATACCAGATTTGACAATCTTTACGATGTCATGGTAATTACCCCAAGGTACGAATGTTTTATCAACTGAAGCAAATGTCTTTTCATCATTTACAACTGATTGAACCATTCTAGCTGCAGCGATTGGAGCAGCTTGTACAGCGGGTTGAACCTCATCTTCTCTGAGAGGTACGATTAGACCAGCCAAATCGTAAGTACCGATTTTGACTCTATTGTCAGCATCAAAGATAGGACCGTAGTCTTTTCCTTTGTAGCCAAATGATAGCCCAACATCAACGATTTGTTGTTTTCTAAATTGGGTTTGGTCAGGATATCTCTTTGCGAGTTCCTTTAAGATTACCTCGGTTTGAGGCTTGAGATTTTTCACGTCATTCATAATATAATACTCCTTATTTTTTTATATACTATCTATTATACACCGTTTTTCTGCATTTGTAAACGGTTTTTTGCAATTATTTTCACTTTTTTTCATTAAGCAACAATCCTTCCAAAATTGGTTAACAATACTTTGTTGTTCTTTTTGGACTTACTGTGCTTTTTGAAAGCTGCAGTTATTTGTCCTTTTGTAGCACCTGCATCTGGTTCGAACTCAGCTTCAGCTGTTTCTAATTGTTTTCCACCTTTGATGATGTAGAACTCATCGTATCCTTTTAAATCATTTGATGTAAAACATTTATTTTTTCTGTACTCTTTTGTAGCATTTTGAAAGAACTCTCTGTAAGTATCATCCCACTCATTTCCTAGTGGATCGATTTCGTTATATACTCTACCCAGTATGCCCTTCCATTCGTAATGCCCATTTGTAATAAAGAACCCGATGGTTGTTGTATTGTATGCCTTCTGAATATCCTCTAACATTGCTTTTGTTAAACCTCTTCCAGTATTGTTAGCTTTTATAACTCTACCATCAACATGGAAAATAACTGAGTTATTGTAGTATCTACCAGTGGATGTTCTTTTGATATCTTTATTTTCATAATCCATGTGAGAATTACTACGATTAGTATCACCATCACTTATAACTACTAAGTTCATTTTCTCAACGTTATGCTTTCTTTTAAAATCTTTGATTAGCTTTGTTGATACATTAAGAGCTTGGTTAAGTGGTGTTGAACCATATCTTTCGTACTCAGAACATATCCATCTATCATCACCATAGTATCCACTTTCCATTTCTCTTCTAACGTAACAGTGATATAAAGCTTCTTCTAACACAGCTTTTTTCATAGATGAACTAACAATTTGTGGCATCGATAAGTTGTCATCTCTCATTTCACCATCCCTTTGTGTTAGTGTATTATTATATCCTCTCTCAGTTGTAAATCCATAGATGTCAAATGGAATATTGACTGCTTTACAGAATAAACTTAAGTGAACTACTTGGTCAAGGACATTACCCATTGTACCATGCATTGAACCTGAGTAATCAATAAGTCCAATCAATCCATGATTTTTAGCATCAGCCAATCTTGTGACTTTAGCAAATATGTCATCATCAGTTTTATATGACCATAGTTTATTTACATCGATTGAACCACTTCTTGCTGTTTCAGCTCTTGTCCATCTAAATGCTGCTTTTCTTTGCTCAAATTCTTTTACCGCAAAATTGACTGACCTTTTAGCATTTGCTAGGTACTCTTTAAAAGAATCTCTATATGATTCATAATCTTTCATTCCATAGTAATCATCTTCAACATAGATTTTATTAGCATCAATTGTTTGTTTTCTTGACTCCATTAATGTTTTGTAATCTACAACTGAAGCATTTTTAATCTCAGGAGAAAGCTCTCTCATAACTAAATCTTGATCGCCATCTTTATCTACATCTAAAAGATTTCTTTCATTGTTTCTAAATGCTTCATCAGTCAGAGAAACATCTTCTTCAGGTTTTTTAGTTGGCTTATCCACATCCTCCGCAGATAGCGTATTCTCATCGTCGCTACTTGAGCTAGAATCATTGGTCTCTTTGCGATCGTCAGAGTCCTCGCTATCCGCAGATTTTGTTTCGTTTGAATCTGATTCGACATCTTCTTGGCTTGAGCTCTCAGTCTCATCCTTGGAGCTTGAACTTTCAGATTCAAAATCGTCATGACCTGATTGTGTGCCTGGCTCGGTTTCACCATCCGATGGTAAATCGCCATCATCAATTTCAGGTTCTTGTATTAATTCTGGTGTGTTTTCTTTTGTGTATGCTAATATGTCCTTTACTACTTGAATTACATCTTCAAAAGTATCAGTTGACATTGTAGCATTATATAGTGCTTCTTCTTCAGGATTAAATGGAATACTTAGGTGAGCACCAACTTTTGCTTTTAAGTTAATTTTATCAATAAGCTTAATATTATTAAAGTCATGGTCTTCTCCAAAGAATCCATCTTCAAATAACTTTTTATAACCTCTTTGGAATGGACCAACTAAACCAACATATCTTGATTTGATTTTTCTTTCAATCCTTGCATCTTCAACAACATTAATATATGTACGTGGGCATCCTTCCAATTTTTCAGGAGAATCATGCCAACCTTCAAATGGTGTTTCCAATGCGTGACCAACTTCATGGCCAATCAATAAATCAGAAACATCCTTTCCTTTGTCAACCCACTGAGGAAGACCAAGTACTCTATTCTTGATATCAAACCAAGCTGTTTCATAATTACCATGTTGAACTGAGATGTTCTCAGTTGCTAATAATTTGGCTAAGATTGATTTTTGACTCATTAAGCTGCCTTCCTTGCTTCTCTAATTTCTTTTCTCATACCACCTGCGAAATTCCATCCATTGAAATCACCGCCTGATTCGATTCCAAAATCTCTACTGTTAATTACTAACTTGTAGTATCTAGGACCATCAACTAGTTCTAAACGTTTTCCATCTTCAACTTTGGATGTAATCCAAAATTTGTTATATGCGCCTTGTACAGGCAATAAATTATATCCTAAACCTTTTGCAAAGTTTACGATTTTATCTTGGTTATAAGTACCTTCTGATTCAGATGGGATTCTTAGTATTACGTTATATTTCATTTAAACTCCTTAATTTTTAAATTTATATGTACATTATACACCGTTCTTTTGCATTTGTACACTGTTTTTTTAAAAGTTTACACAATTGTTACGTTCTTGTAACGTTCCTGTAACGTTTCTAAAGTTAGCGTATCTTCGAGAAGTTGTTCTTTTTGAAAAACTCTATACGTGAACGGAATTTATCTTGTAGTACATCACCTTTATGTGATATAATAAAGACGTTCGAATCTTCATCCATCGTACCAAGTATCTTAGTTAGATTATCTACGCCATCCACATCTAAACTTGAATCAAAGGTCTCATCAAGAACCAATAGATTTGTTGATGCTGAATTTTTCATCTTAGCAATATGTCTCCATGTAAAGAGTAATGCTAAATCAATTCTTTGTTTCTCACCTTCTGAGAAGGATGCGTAGTTAAATGAATCTCTATGTCTTGATCGAATGGTCTCATTAAAGTTCTCATCCAAATGAAATGATACAAAGAAGTCTAGTATCTGAAGATAATGATTAATTAATCTGTTCATAACTGGCAAGTACTGTTTGATAACTTTGGTTTTGATTCCAGTATCTTTTAACATCTCACCAATGATTTCGTTATAAGTTCTTTCTTCTACGAACTCTAACTTTTTCTCAGTTAACTTATCTTTCTTCTTGTTTAAATTTGTTTTACTTCTTTTTGCTTTTGATACATCACCAGTTGAACCCATCAATCCATCAATCTCTTTTTGAATCTTAGTAATCTCACCTTGGTGTAAACCAATTGCATCATTATTAGAATTAATCTTCTGTTGTTTTTGACGAAGTTGATTTAACATATCAGCATTCTCTCTCTGAGATTGCTTGAGCTGTCCAATAGATTTCTTTAAATCTTCTTTTGCTTGTTGTAGTTCAGCAGCTTTATCCTTTATAATCTTTTGTTTAGTATCTTTAATCTCTTGGCCAATATCCTGGTCACAAGTTGGACACGTATCATTCTCTTCGTAGAACCTTGACTCTTGAACTAAATCTTTTATCTTTCCATTGTATGTATAATCATATCCTTCAAGGGTAGACATTTTTTTAGTTTGTTGTATTTGGTCTTTCTCAGAACTTTGTATCATGGCGGTTAAGCCTTTACCCAATGTTTTTGACTCTTCAAATAGTTTAGTAATCTCTTCTTTATGAGTTTCAATACTACTTCTTTTCTTTTCTATTTGGTCATCGTTTAGCTCTTGTAAATCCTTTATATATTTCTCAGCTGCTTGAATTTTAGTTTTAACAATATCAAGGTTATGGTCAATATCAACTAACTCATCTCTTATTTTAATATTTCTTTCCTTCAATAATATATTCATCTTAGTGAAGATATTGATGTCCAATAAATCTTCTATGACGTGTCTACGAGTCCATGCTGGTAGTTGCATAAATGGAATGAAACTAGAAGAACCTAAAACCACTACCTGATGGAATGATTTATGGTCTAGTTTCAGAATATTTTGTTCAAGGAACTTTTGATAATCCCTTACATTACTGGCTTGGTTAATCATATTACCATTCTGCCATATCTCAAATTTGTTAGGTTTAATACCTCTTACAATTTTAAACTCAACTTGGCCAATAGCAAACTCAACTTCCACTAAAGAATTCTTATCGTTAATTGAATTAATTAATTGACCCTTCTTTATATCTCTATGTGGTTTACCAAATAATCCAAAAGATAATGCATCTAATAATGTAGATTTACCTGCGCCATTTTGGCCTACGATTAGAGTTGTTGGTGATTTCTCTAAGTTAATAGTTATAGGATCGTTTCCTGTGGAAAGAAAGTTCTTCCACGTACATGATTTAAAATGTATCATAATACCTCTAGGTTTTGTGCTTCAGTATATAATTTTCTCAATTCGACTTTTAGATGTTCTTT